CACCCATTCCACAACCCATTGCGGAAAACATTATCCAACGCACTCTTATAATCACGAACACAAATAGATAGTAATTCATGATCATATGGCAATGCAGGTACGGACAAATTAGCTAGACATGTCTGCCAGCCAAACCAATCCGGTTTCATCTTTGGTGGTCCCCAAATATTAGGAACTCCAGTTACTTGCATAACAATATGACTAATAGGTGTGACTCGTACATTAGAAAAACTTAATGCACGACCCGCACATTGACCATAATATTCAACTTGTGAATTATGAGGCATATAATTAAGAGGTGATTTTGGATGAATAGATCCATCATTCAATATCTCTTTCTCAAGAACCTGCACTTCAAATTTCTCCGCAGATCCTGTTATTAAAACACCCTCAACATCTCGAAGGTGTGCCTCTGCTAATTCAAAAGCTTCACGAGTTAGAATGCCATAACAACCTTTACGAGTACCTGATCTACCACCCAAATGAAAACCTAATATGGATGTCACCTTACCATGGGATATCAATGTTGCACCACACATACCTCTAAAGGTAAGTGTAGATAAGTTAGCATATTCACCTCCATCGAAAGTTTTAACACCATTACTGGTAGTCTTAGGTATAGTAACTCCTTCATAAGTATTTAACTCGCCACTCTTTGCTCTCCATAACATGGAGAACTGGCAAGCCCTATGTTGACCTAATGGTAAATAGGGTGTTAAATCTTTAAAGGAACCACCAGTAGTGGAATAACAAACAACCAAATCAGTATTAGGTATATGATAACTGGATTGGCGACTAATCCTAGCTACAAATTTCCCGCCAGAACAATCCGGATTCTTTTTCCTGAACGTAACATTCAGAATAGAATCCCCAAGAAAGTAATGATCTGGAATTATAACTAAGTTAGATTTGATGAATAGAGCATTCACCATCATAACTTTGTCACCAATAACCACAGTACCATAAACTAAGTTTTTCTCAACCAACCTCATTAAATCTTGTGTACTAGTAGTCCACATCTTATTAGTGGTTGGTAAAGATCGCTTAACAACTTTTGTCCAGGGAGAGTCTTCACTATCACGTTGTGCAATCTCATCCATATCTTTAGGTTCTAATGAACCATGGACACCAAATCGATTAAATAACTTAGATCCTAAATACAATATACCAACTAATCCAACAGCTTTACAAAAACTTTGAATATTATCTTGAAAGAAAGGTGTAACAATAGCAGATATGCGATAATCCGTACTAATATAGTGTCTACAGTAATACAAGACTAATTTGTGCATAAATAATTGTGCACACACAGAAAACATCAAAGTTAAAAGACCATAATTATAATAAATACCCACACTTAATGTAAATAAATTAAACATGGATAAATATTTATAACATTCCCACATGCGCTTGAAATTCAAAGCCAAATGTAATTTATCAAATACACCAAAATCCGGAATAAATTCGCAAATATTATTAATTTGTCGAAATCTTTGGACGCATGTATAGACAGTATCATTACATGTATTAGTAATTTGATTAATTCCTTGGCAAATATTTTCAAAACCAATATGTG